AAGAGTCTAAAGCTTTAGACTCTTCCTGAAGCTGTGTCAGTTTCTTCCTGAGAATTTCAGGATTACCTTGAGTCTGTGCTAGAGTATTCTTAAAATCATTTGTAATATTCTCAAGGTGTTTCTCCTGAACTTCCAACTGTTTCACTTTAGTAAAATTACTGAAAGCGGCATGTTCAGTCTTCATGGCTTCAGGAACAAAACCTCTCAGATAATGTTCAGATTTCCCTTCAGTAAATCCTTGCTCAAGCAGTTTGAGTCCTTCCTGAAAATCTTCAGGAGACGTATATTTATTTTCAGAGAAATACTTCTGAACTAACAAATCAAACTTATACGCATCACCTCTTCCCATCACTTCCTGAAAGCCTTTAACTTTAGCGTCTACCTGAGCCTCAGCTTCAGTAAGCTGTTTTCCTGCTAAAGCCTTTTCCTGCCCTTCTTTATAATCAAAATGGGATTTACCTGCTTTGTATTTACCGAAACTTTCAAGAATACTTTGACCGGATTGTAAAGCTTTTATTAAATTGGTTGTCTTACTGTCCGGTACAGGTTCAGTATAAGTATTAACTTCTCTTGCAGATACTTTTAAACTGGGAGCATACCTGTAGGTTTCCTGCTGTGATACCCCTCTCCTCGAAGAGGGTTTCTGTGGTACAGTTCTTATATTTGTTTTCCTGTTAAATAACCTGAAACACCACTCTGAAATGCAGAGCCACCTATCATAAGAGCGGAAGCCCATCCTGGAGTCTGTGAAGCTTTAGCTGAAGCTATGCTTGAGTCAACTCCGATATTCACAGATAGTTCTTCCAGATATGTCTGGTCTAAAGCGGTATTTAGATTTTTCTTGTTAATATTGTTGTCGTATTCAGACTGAAGCTGGCTTGTGTAAAGCTGTCTTAAAGGGGTATTTCCGGTAACACCTGAAGCTCCAAAAGAAGCTCTTAAAGTGGACTCTTCCCTCATCTGCTGTCTTTTCCGTTGTTCCAAAGTCAGACTAATAGAATCTTTTAACTGTTCTCTCTTTTGTGTGAGAGTTTTCAGTCTTACTTGTCTGTCTCTGTCTATAGCCTGAGCTTTCTGTGAAGCCAGTTCGTTTGCCTGTTTAATCTGGTAGTATGTTGAAAGGCCGGACAAACCAGCCCCTCCTGCTGCTAAAAGTACAGGCCACATTACCTGAGTAACCTCGACTTACTTGTGTAACCTTCATAGGTCACAGTTTTAATATTCATAGGGTTTCCTCCCACAGAAGAAATTATTATGTTAGTATTGTGAGCGTCCCTCACAAGTGTTACAAAAGAATCTGTTACCTCAGTATCAGAAGACTTATGCTGTTTCACTTGTTCGTTAAATTTGTATGTGGTCGGCTCAAGAGTGACTATTGTTTTTGTAAGTTGTAAACTGTTCATTACCGGATTGTTATTCTGGTCTTTCAGATACCACCCTGAAAGTTTGATAAAAGCAGAATTACTCAGACCTCCTATAATATACTCATAGTCTTCCAAATCTTCTTCAATAGTTAGTATATCATCAACCAAAGACATTTGAGATACCTTTTTAAACTCGCCTGTAGCTTTCATAAGGTATACTTCCAAATCAGTTTTTGGGATATAGGGAAGATATACTGTTGGAGCAACATAATCCAGCCTGAAGGGTAAATCCAAGTAATTCAAAGAGTCAGTGTCTAAAGACAACTTCAAGAATCTGGTTATTCCATCGTTAACCAGAAGGTATAAATTTGTGCCTACTACTTCAGCATCAATAATTTTTCCTGACAGTTTCCATGTATTCCATGAAGAAACAGGCTTCTGTCCCCCCTGCCATAGGTAATTGTAGACGTAAAATTCCGAAGTCTCCCCAAGATTTGTAAAGACAAACAACATATCCTTCTCAGGACAGGATAATACCTTACAGAATTTATCCGCATCAGCTTTAATATACTTTGGAATTTGCTTAGTAATATCAGCAGCATCTTCCAGATATGTTTCAGGTTGAATGAAATATTCCATAACCTGTGTATATCCTTTTACCGGAGTAAGAAAATAAAGATTACTCCCAACTGAAGCTGAAATACTATCAGAGTATGTCCGGTACATTGTGGTTATATCCAGAGCTGTTGTCGCAGGAGACAGGTAAGAGCCTGAAAAGGAAAGTAAGTGTTGACTTGTTTCCCCTCTTAAGATTATCTGTTTGTTGAATGGGAGAGCTTCAAGCAGTCTACTCGACTTGATACTACCTATACCAATATCAATAGGGTCATCGTCCAGAATTTCCAAAGCTGTTTTTGGGAAAAAATTAAAGTAATCTCCTGACCTGGACATGATTATTGTATTGTCGGTTATAAAACTTAGTCTGTCCTGCTGAAAGAAAAGATTGTTTATTGGTTGACCTATAAAACTGGGAATTGGTGCTGAATCATCGTCCCCAATTAATCTGTCTTCCCACAAACAGGGAGCAACTTTAAAACTACCGTCATACCACCTGACTATTTTGTGAGGCATTGTAGCAGGGTCTAAAGTTGTTTTGATGTTATATCCTGTTGACTCTTCCCATGTTGTGCCGTCTGAATATACATAGTAACCTTCAACCTGACTGTAGTTTGACTGCTGTATTCTGAGCTTAACATCAGCCCAATAGGAAGCAGGCCAAAGGTCTTGAAAGGTTGGGACAGAACCTGCCCTTACTTTGATACCTCTTCCTGTTACTTTAAGAAAGCCGTTGTGTAATGGAAGTGAAGTCCCTAGAGCTGTACTAGTGTATTTTGCTCTGACTACAGCACCTTTTCGCTCTGCTGTAAAAATTACTGAAGTTGCTGGGGAGCTAGTTCGTACTCCGCTCCACACCCCTGGTGCATGCCCATTCTGCATATACCAAATACCTGTTATTTTAAAATCAGTATTTATTTGTCCTGTAAAAATGTAAGTTTCTGGAGCATTTATAGAAATCATATCCACTTGTCCAGACGTTGTCACTCTTCCATCAACATTCCAACTACTGTTTAAAAGCCCTGTAATTTCACCAGCAGATGTTACATTTATATTGAAAGCGAAATCCGACTGTGGAACCATAAAAGTAGCCCTACGGACATACCCATCAGAATCATAATAAATTATGTTCCAATAATCTCCACTATCGTTTGAGCGTAAATCTCCAACAAAACTTTTCCATGATGATTGTAATTCATTATCAGCGGTAACAGTCCCTGTAATTGTATCTTTAACTGTTCCTGTAGGTGATAAACTTTTAAAAGTAAAAGTATCATCACTGTTTATTGTTAATTCAGCAGTCCAATCTGTAGTTCCTACAAGATTTGCGGTGTAAGTCCTCGCATACTTATTATTTCTTGTGTTCCATACTCCAGAATAATTCCCAGTGTACTTGAAAGAAACTTCGTTCTCCCAATCAGTATTCTGGAGAGTCTCCTTAATTAGTTCAGCTACATCATCAATAGTAGCATTGTAGCCGTCTGTAGGTGAAACTGTAACAGTTTTAGTTCCCGCAGTAATATCAAAAGATTTCTCATACCAGTTATCGACAACAATAAATACTTCCCCCTCATCAATATCTGGAGAAACATCATTTGTCATCGCAGGGGTTTTATTTTTGTTAACCACAAAAGTAGTGTCATGGACAGTCAGACATTTAATTTCTTTTCGTGCGTCTGAAAGTCCTTGAAAGTATTTTTTTACAGTATGACTTCTTGAAAACACCCCATTACTGTAAATATTTCCATAGCTTATCGGGACAAAACTGTTGGTTTTTAAATCAAAAACCTGTATGGGAGCGTCATCAAATTCTGTGAAAAAGACAACGTACTCTTCAGACGCTCCTCTTGAAATGCCGTGTAGTTTTTCCATTAGACTCTTACTAAACTTCTTTTGAGTACTATTTTAAATTCTTCAGTGTCTGAAAGGGTTATTGGAGTGTCGAAGGTTATCTCTATGAGAGGGAACTGATTATCTGCTTTTACCCTAAAAGAGCTTAATGTAGTTAAAGTACCTGCCGGTATTTTTACAGTGTTAATTTGAGCTGTCGGATTTGTACGGTCTATTGTAATATTTACAGCATTGATAGTAGTAGAACCTGCATAAAACCCAGTCAAACCTAACAAACCCTTCCCATGTCCTAAAAAATTATAATGATAGTTCCAAGTTTTGGAATAACTACTATTACTTCCATAAATACTTAAAGTGCCTGTGTAACCATTCACTGAAAAAGGAATACTCTCCCCATAATTACAAAAAAGGTAAATAGTTAACTTGTATGTAATCCTTAAACCATCTGTTTCCAAAATTTCTAAAGATGTGGGATTTCCATTCTGGTCTTTAAGTTGGCTATGACTCAGTAATTTACTGGAACTTTTACCTACTCCAATTTCTCTAAAAGTAATATGTCCTAATTCACCTGTGTTCCACTGATAAATACTTATAGCTTCAATTCTGGAAGGCAAGTCATCTCTGTAATAAGTAAGATTACCATCGCTTCTTTCTTTATAAATTCCAACAATATAACTGTACATTCCTGAATTTGTGTAAACTGGGGCAGTAGTGCTAGAACCTAAATAACACTTATCAAAATAGACATAACTCTTATTACTTCCATCACCAGCTAACTTTTCCAGTCCGAAATCTGTAATCAAATTATCAAACTTTAAACTTTTTTTAACTTCTCCTGTAGAATCCAGAACCTCTACAAGGTACTCGCCCTTAACTCCTGTCTTTATCATTTGTGCTCCTTTATGGTGCTACAATTTCTTCTATTGTTATTGATAATATTTCCTCCTGCATACTTACAGCTTCATTTATATTTCTAGTTGTAATCAAAGCAGTTGTTAAAGATAATATTTCTTCCTGCATATTTACAGCCTCATCTACAGGTATTTTAGACAAAGAATCTTTAGTGACAATATCCAAAATTTCTTCCTGCATCCCTACAACTTCACTGATATAAACAGGTTTAATTACTTCTTTAACAGTTATCTCTAAAATTTTCTCCGACATGAAAACTCTTTCTGAAACAGTAGGAAACAGTATTCCTACCATTTGAGAAAAATCCAGGTTATCCAGAAGAAGTTCACAGGGAGGTCTTCTGTAAATACCCTTCACAGGGTCGTTAACCATGTTTTCCTGTGCTTCACATTGAGTCTTCAGTCTGACTGCCGGAGTTTGTTGTGATACCCCTCCATGTAATCCTGGAAGAGTTTCTTTAATATACTTTTTTATTTTTGCCCTTTCATATTCCAGAGCATGTTAGGGTTAACCGTAGAAGCATCGTCAAAAGCTTCCATGTCATAAAAAGCTCTGACTTCATCTTCTTTAGAAATCCTATAAGTTGTAGTATCGGGATTAACTTTGTCCTGCAACTTCCGGCAGGCTTTGGTCAAGATATAATTCTGGACAGGATAAGGACACTCTTCAAAAGGTATATATAAGACAACAACAAGTTCTTCATTTTCAAGTACAATAGGCTCTTTAGTTTCCACATCAATAATTGTGTCCTGAATCAAGAGCCACCCTTCATTATCTATTTTAATAATGTTGGTAAAATCTTCAGGGATTTCTGTCAGCACTTTCTTGTTGAACTCTGTAGTATTTAATACTTCAAGAGTTGTCTTATTCAGATAGAGTTCTGCCAGTGTTCCTTCAGGGGAACTTTCAATAGCTTCTGGAGGCATTTCCCCCATAGCCAGATAAAGTTCCTGAATGGCTTCCAATCTGGTTAATTGTTTCATTGTATTTCTCCCAGAAAAAAATGGATAGACCGAAGCCTATCCATTAGTTTTTATGTAGGTGTTCCTGTACGGAGTTCAACAAGACCTTCAGGTCTCAGCCAACCATGTCCTACTGCCATTTTAGTAAGAATGAGCCAAGCCTGTCTTCGCATGTCCCAACCAGCTTCAGTAGTCATTTCCATAAGCTTAACTGTACCGATAGCATCTTCAACCCATACAATACCGCTTGTAGTACTTGCATTAACAGTATGATAAGGGTCATAGTTTGCATCAGCTTTCAGAGTCAGGTTAGTAGTCGGAAGGTTATTAGACCTTACAAGATGAATGTTTGAAATCTTAGGAATTTTACCTGTAGCGATACTTCCTTCACCGCCATAGTCCCTGTGAATTGGAGACCAGCCGTTAGTATCTGCGTTCTTGGTAAGAACTGCATAATCAGCAGGTTTCAAAGCACAGTAAACAATTTCATTTTCCACATCTACGTCATTATCGTAAAGAGCCTGTTCAGCAGCATAGATACCGTCTACCAGAGCTTTCATTCTGGTAACTTCATCAGCAGCACCAAAATTAGCATCTTTAAGAATAGTACCTCCAGGCATGTCGTCAGTGAGACCGCCAGCCCTCGCTCCAAGTATGATTTCCTTCATAATATTCATGTCATACTTTTTAGCCATAGTGCCTGCCATCTGTTTTGCATAACGACTTCTTACGTCCCAATGAAGCATAAGCTCATCGAGATTATCCACATAAATATCTGAGATAAGCAGAGAATCGATTGGAACGTATCTGTTGCCATGATTTACGCCCTGACCTGTAAGCTCGGCTCCAGGGGTATGGTAGTGTGCAGAAATACCTCCTACAGCAGGGAAGTCGTAACCTTTACCCTGTGTAATACCTTTAACAAAATGTTTTCCGTCCATCGTAACTCTTGGGATATACTTGGACAGAACTTCTCCAGAGAATTTTTTCTGAAAAAGTGCGAGTTCATCACCGGTCTGATTAATCTGACCGAGTCTGTTTGGTGTGGCATCAGCCAATTATTAAGTGTTACTCCTTGTTTGTTTGTTGTCTTCACTAAAAGGTGTCTTAAAAGTTATATCCGCAGATATAATCAAGTAAGGCTTTCAGTATAAAAGTGACTCCGCTGGGTGCGGCACTATTGCCGTGCAGAGTGTTGTTTAAAAAGCTGTAGTTTTCTTCAGTTTTTCTTCTACAGCTTTACGGTATGCTTCGTCTGTATCGTAGCGAGGGTCTGACATATCTCTTGCCATTTCAGCTTTAGAATTGTAGCCCTGTACGGTAGACTGAGGGACTTGTCCCTGGTCGATAATATTAATAGTGTTTCCTTTAGCCTGATATCGGGCTTTTACAGCTTCCACTGCCAGACCTGCCTGAGCTTTATCGCCTGAGCTTAGAGCTGTGTTAAAGAACTTGATTTCATCTTCTGTAAGATTTATTTTACCCCATTCAATAAGAGCCTTGTAAGCCTGTTCACCTCCGGCGACATCAAATAAAGATTTTTTGAAATCTGTTGCTTTACTGTTGAGTCCCTGAAAGTAAGTCTCCATTATTTTTTCATTGGAGAATGTACCTTCCAAAAGTTTCTTTTTAGTTTCAGGAGACAACTCACCATTGGTAAAAAATTCCTGCTCACTTTTAGCAAGGATATCATCAGGGATTGTAAGAGGGTTTTCCGGTGGAGGAGGTTCAGAATTACCATTGGAAGAACTCTCAGGAGATTTAAAAGCTTCCTTCTCTAAATTCTTATAAAACTCTTCCAGATTACCAGTCTTCTTTTTAGCCAGTTCCAGTATACCTTTAGCCAGCTCATCTTCAGATTTATATTTTCCGGCGTAAAGTTTTTCATCGCTGGGAAGTTTCTGCGGTTTGTCCTGTGGTTCTGACATTTAATTCTGAATCTTTGTAAGCGTTTTTGTGAGTTTAATCTTCTTACCTTTAGGGTCAGTTGCAGTTGTTCTGGCGGTTCTTTTGTTTTCTTTTACAATTTTTTCCAGTTTATCTTCTTTTCCGGCTACCTGTACGTCTGCCATTTATTGTTCTCCTTTTGCTTGTTGTTTGTAACCTTCAGCTCTACCCTGAGCCTGAGCCTGAGCTTCCAGTGCTGCTTGTTGTTCCTGTATTAATTGTTTTTCGGATTTTACAAGACCTTTAGTCTGTATACCCATGTTTGTTGCTGTACGTTTCGCATATTCAGATTTACTTAGAACCTGAGCTGTAGCTTCAGGCCCGAAAATAACCTGCAATTCTTCAGCGAATGCTTTCAGCTTTGCCTGTTCGTGAGTCCTTCCGAGTGCTTCAAGTCCTGTAGTAATAACTGGCGTATAAGCATCTTCAGGTAAATCGGAAGGAAGTGTACCTGCTTCCTGTAAATTAAAAATTGAAAGTTGTACTAAAGGGAGCTGAAATTCCTCTGCAAGTAAACTATAAAGACCACCAAGACTGTCTTCCAGTTCTTGTGCGAGTTCTCTGATTTCAGTTGCAGTAACCCTTTCGCCGTCTCTTTGGATTGTAGCTTTCAATAAGAAGGCTTGAGACAACCTTCGCTCAATCTTGTTTAATTCATTTTGGGCTACGGAAAAGTCGTGATATTTGTCTACTCTTAGAGTGCTTACATCTTCAGCTCTGCCTGTAATAACATCCATGTTTTTAGCATCTGTAAGGGCTTTCTTTTTAGTTATGCCGTTACTGTCAACCATGAACAGCAGTTTGGCAGCACCTAAAGCACCTTCTTTCAGAGCTTTACTGTAATCTTCCGCAGTCTCAAAATCTCCCAGATACTTTTCTACCATCCCTCTGCCATAATCTCCGTCCTGACTGGCACGAAGAACAACAAAAGGAAGGTTAACAAAGTCTACTTCACCTCCAACATCAGGGACTTTATGTTCCTCAATTTCCTGAGACAAAACAAACTTATCTTCTTTTCTTTCAGCTCTGGTGTACAGGTAAATCTCTTTTTTGTCGTCTTCAATGAGCGGTCGGAGTGCTTCTGGCACAGCTTCTATTCCAATTTTTTCTTTGGTAATAATGTCCAGAAGGTTTCCGATAGAATCTCTTTTGACTACATACTGGTCGAGCCTGAATAGCTTCATACCTAAAGAGTTTCTCTTTTTTACTACCTGATAAAGATTGTTTGTCTTTTTGTCGGGAGGCAGATAAACCAGAGCATTTCCGGTAATAAGTAAATGTAGAAACATATTGTAGGCTGGTGACCTGATGTTCTTATTTCTTATCCACTCATTAACCAGTTCTTCAAAATCCTGCATAATGACTTGAATATCAGACTCATTGATTTCCCCTACCTGTGCTTTAATTTCCTGCTTGAGTTCTGCCGACAAAGAAAGCCTGAAAAAACTGGTAGAAGGCGGTAGAGTTGTCAGCCAGAGTTTTGAAGCCAGACTCTCTACAAGTAATGAACCTAGAGCCTGATAAGGTTTATAAAGTTCTGTGTTGTAATCAGCTTCAGCAGGCGGTAAGATATAAGGCAGGGTAAGTTCTGCACATCTTCTGGCTCTGTTCAAGTGAGCTGTACGTTCAGCATCTCTCTTCAGCCAGAGACTTTTTATACTTTCATTTAAAATTGTCCTAAACCTGTCCTTCCTGTGCTTCCCCCTGACGTATTAAGAGGTATTTGCAGGCTTCTGATTCCTAGACTTCTTCCTGACTTTCGCCCTTCTGTATATTTACTTCCAGGAGAATACATTATTTCAGGTGTTTCCCTTTCATATTTTGGGGCGTATTCTTTAGGTTCTGGAATATCAGGAAAGTCTGGCTGTAAAAAAGAAAACTTGGTAGCGTCCCCCCACCAGTCTCCTAATTGGTCATGGAAACGTCTGGTTTCTCTATCAATCTTACGACCAAAACGCTTTGTCTCATCTTCGATACTATCCCAAGCATCTGAAACAGCGTCTGTTACATCATCCCAAGCATCACTAACACAACCCATTATGTCCCCCTAGCTCTGAATAACAAACCAGAGTAAAGTTGATTGTTAAAAATAAAACTATCAGGCAGACACCCTACATAAGACACACCAATCTGCTTTTGATACTTGTACCAGAAATGGCATACTTTAGGATAATAAGTAGGGATTATACCTAAAACAACTTTTCTGGGGTAATCTTTAAAAAATTGCTCCAGAAATCTTTTGAAATAATTAGCCCTGACCGGAGAAGGTTCATCAGTAAAACAGACAAAATGTCCTCGACAAAAATTAAATTCAAATTTATCATACCAGCACATTGCCACAAATTCTCCCTGCTGTTCAATAGCATAGCAGACAGTCTTAGGACTTCTGAAGTTTTCAACAAAATTTTCTACAGTAAAAGTTGGACTGTCAGATAGCACAGCCAGTTTTTGTTCTTCTGTGAACTGGTAAAATAATCTTTTTAATTCTGCCTCAGTCTTTAATTGCTTCATATTACACTAGCGTCTTCCCCTGATTCTTTTAAGAGACACAACAAATCATCAATAAGCATACGCTTACCTGCATAAGCAAGGGCTTCGTCTCTTCTTTCACCTGGTTTAATACATCTATGAGGAAACTCTTCGTCGAGCTTCTCAATCAAATCACTTGCATACATTGGTATCTGTTCCATAGTACTCCTTTAATTAAAAGACTTAATGTAGTGTCTTTCAGTTTAATCTTTAATGTATCTAAAGCATGACTTACAGTGAATCTAAAGATACTCTTATAGTTAATCTTCAGTATATCTAAAGCATAACTTATAGTGAATCTAAAGATACTCTTATAGTTAATCTTCAGTATATCTAAAGCATAACTTACAGTGAATCTAAAGATACTCTTATAGTTATACTTATAGTATATTTCTCCCCTGTGGCTCTTCCCCATAGTGTCGACTTGGGCGAAAGCCTTTATTGACAAGGCTTCCAGAGTTTTACTTTTTGCTCATTTCCGTCCCAGTTTTCGACACGCAGAATACGAGCCATTCTTGCCTGAGTAAGAGCATAAGACTCTGTCAGGTTCTTCTTTTCGTATTCCTCTACTATCCACTTCCAGACTTCCCTGTGATTATCTCCTGTAAACACTTCAGATACTATTTTACCTGCTTTAACTTTTCCAATACCTGGCACACCTGAGTAACCATCTACAGTGTCACCTGAAAGACATTGCTCATAAAAGAACCTGTCAGCTTCAAACTGACTGATTACTTCCAGTTTTCTGTCTGTAAAGTTAAAGTAATGTCCTGGAATTTGTCTAAGGTCTTTATCTATTGTAGCTATAATATAACTGTCAGGAAACTTTGTAGCCAGTATTCCCATACAGTCATCAGCTTCAAGGACATCTTTTTGCTGAAACTTGTAGTTAGTCTTCAGGTGTTCCTTTATTTCATCAAGGTAAACAGGCTTTGGTTTGTCTTTTCGATTATGTTTGTAAGTACTCAGCAGGTCATACCGGAAGTTTTTACTGCCTGACAGACAGACAATACAATCTTTGGTTTTTGTATCTGTAAGTAAACCTTGAATGTATCTGTCTGTGTCAGCCAGTGCATCTGGAAGAGGGTCAAGCCATTCTGATTTTAAAGTATCAGACCATTCTATTGAATTTTCAGACTTAAACCCAAAGCGGTATAAGAGGACATCACCATCAATCAGTAATATCAATAGCGATGTTTAGTTTTAAGTTTAGTTCTTCACCTTTGATTAATTTATAATCATCCAATCCAAAATCTCCCCAAAATACTATATCTTCTTTTATGTACTCCAGAGCTTCTTCTAAAGTTTCAAACTGAGCCAGTGCGTCGTCCCAATGTTTAACCCAATACATTTTGTTCCTCCATTGCTTTTCTTAGTGCTTGCCTGTAATGTCTTGCTTTATCTGTACCCCAAATAGCTTTTGCTGATTTACTCTTAAACCATGTAAAAAGAGCTTTTCTGTCTTTATGCTTAGGGGTTAATTTTAATACTGTTCTAGCCCACGGAAGTAGGCAGTTTGCTTCAAGTTCCATGTATCTCCTGATTCCCACTAGCCAGATAAATACCATATTTGGTCATGTAACCAGGTAGGTCTTCCCGATACGCTCCGATTTTAACAAATTGAAAATACGGGAGTATATCTTCAGGAATATCCCTGTAGTGAGTCCACAGCCAGAATGGAAGTTCTGGAAAGTGTTCTTTAAGTTTTTGGATGAATTGTTTGAACTGGTCTTTTGGTTGGTCTAAAGGTTCTCCACCTAATATCCAGATAGAATTAATATAGTTTCTGAATCTTGTTATTTTTTTGATAAGATTTGAAATATTAAGCGGAGTTCCAAAGTTAAAATCCCATGTTTCCTGTGAGTGACAGCCTGGACAATGTGGGGGGTTACAGCCTGAAAGATAAATTTCAAAAGCTTTAAACTTCAGGTTGTACTCTGTACCTGCAAGGTTAATAAAACTTCCTTTCAGGGAAATCTTTTTCTCTTCTTGTCTTATGCCAGTCTGAAACGTTTGTTAAAACCTTTATACCGTAGCTTTCGCTATACTTTAACAGTCCCATAATGATTAAATCCTTTCTTTAAAATAATTTTGTAATTCTTGTTTCTTTTGAAGAGGTAATTTTTGAGTGTGAGTAAGTAGTTTTACTTGTGTTGTTTCTTTGGTTAGGTCTTTAAGATATGTAGTTTCACATAGATATCTAATATAAGCAGCTTCAGTTAGTGTTTTAAAAGGTTTAAAGTAAAATCTTTTCCCTTTATTATGAAAATCTACTGAATATTTTTTAATACTTTTATCAAAACTAATACCTCTCAGTCCTGTAGATTTATTGTCTTTACGAACAGTGTTATTTTGTTTATTATGTAAGACAGGAATTATCCGTAAATTCTCTTTACGATTATCTAAGGAATTTCCATTTATATGGTCAACCACAAATACACCGTTAGGTTGAAAATCCATTAATAAATTATGAAGATAAAGTATTTTATTCCCTTTTTTACTCTGTCCAGTACATACATAGAATTTATTTTTCTTTTTAGTAGTACGCCAGTGAAATTGTTTAATCTGTGTTTCACTGGCCACATCATAAAGACAACACTGTATTGTATCTTTATATTTTAGATACAATTCACCTTTGTTATATAGGTTATTATTGATATACATTTTGTGAAAGGGACTCGGAGTAGACTATACCTTCAGCTCTAAGAGCTGCCTATTGGTAGTCGTTGGGAGCTTTCCATATCTAATGACTTAGGACTATCTCTGCTGATTGCCCAATCTTTTAAATTTTTAGATATCTTTCAAGTTTCCTATCAGATTACTATTAAAAGCTCTAAGGGGTTTCCAGCATATTCTAGGTTTCTTATTTAAAGTTGCGTTATAATTTCTCAATTATATTGGACAATTTTTATCCTACAACTCGCGTGTACCTGTCAGTAATTTCTTTCCCACACCAGCATTTTTCCCTTGTACCTGCTGTCATGTGTCCTGACTTACATTTATTCAGAACATAGTTTTTAGCATAATATACAACACCTGCTTCAGCACACATAATAGTCAACTGCTCCGCTTCTTCAGCGGTTATCGGATTGTCAATATTGATATGAAGAATACTGCCCCCAGAACACTTCCTGTCAAGCTGTCCTTGAACGTAAATCCTGTCCAGTAAATCTGCCTGTTGTTGTAAAGGAAGAAACTGGTTGGAATAAAAAGGAACTGTTACAGGTAAACTAAAGTACTTATCTTTTTCTACCAATTTGATAGCTGAAGTTTCACTTGGGGTCTGCTCTATATTGTGAGGATAACCTGTCAATGCTGCGTAAGTTTTAGTCACATCATCAATAACTCTTAGTATTTCTGAAGCTATATTAACATATTCTGTCTGAGTTTCAAGGTCTTCTAAATACTTCACAGCTTCGTACATTCCAGTAAAACCCACAGTACTGAATTGTGAATCCAGACTCATAAATCCTAAAGAATACAGAGGCATTGCATTAAGCTCAATTCTTTTAGATATTATCTGTCTTTTTGCATTGTTAATTTTACAAGCCTGTTCAGCATATTTTTTGACAAACTCAAGAAAAACTTTAGAGTTCGTTCCATAAGCAATCCTTGGCAGGTTCAGGGTGACGACACCAACACTTCCGATTTTACTGGAACTGCCCCCAATAGTGTTGAAATTGAGTTGTGTCATGTCTGACCGCAAGCGGCAATTATGTGTGATAACTCCATTAGGGAGGGTAAAATAAGGTTCTTCAGGGTTATTCATTTCAAAACAATATACTTCAGCGTCTGTATAGACTATTTCTTCGATATCTTTTATCTTAAAGTAAATTGAATTGTTTAATATTTTATATACATCTTTCATTGTCCTTTTATTTCTAGGTTCATACCAACGGACACAGATTGTCGGGAAATTTCTTGTAAACTCTTTCCCTCTTATGATTACCTTTTCATCTGTTCTGTCAGTGGTATCTATGATTGAAACTTTACCTAAAGAAGTTAGCAGCACTTCTATTGTTTCTGCAAGTTTCTGTGAAGTAGTATAGAGCCTGTTAGAGTTGCCGCCGTCAGTGATATAAAAACCATCAAGAATGCCCTGTCTAAATTCTACAGACTGACACAAACAATCAAGCAGTAGTTCTTTTTCATTACACGTCGTGCCCTTAACATACTCACGGACAAAATTGATTAAATCCTTGGAGTAATAACGTAGAGACACGCCTGTATTTGTTGTATACACATGATAAGAAGAGTCGATGGAATCCAGAAAAGGTTTAAGTCTATTTAACTTTTCCTGATTGATACTGAAAATTAACTCATTTCTATCCTTATCATAAATACTACCATCACCCAGGTAAGCACCTATGAAAACACCTTGCTGATAGGAAAGTTTTTTATCTTTTTCAGGATAAGAATTTAAAGTATTTTGATTAAACAATAAGTAATCTTCACTTGTTAAATCATCTGTCCTGATATCCCCACGTAGTGTAGGGTTTATATGGTCTTCAGTTACTACAAGGGTTTTATTATTTTGAGTTGTTATCTTGAAAAGTTTTTTATTGTTT